CGGCGGCGGCAAAGGCCGTGCCGGCAACCAAGACGCCTTTCGGAAGAGTCGTGCCCGCTCCGGTGGAGAAGTGAGCGTTTTGACCGCGGGCGATTCGAATACCAAGCATTTCGCCGATGCGCGCGCCGATGTCGAAGGCGCTGTCTTGTAGCAATTCGGTGGAGACCAAAATCGGCTTGCTGGAATATTTGAAAGCATGGAAAACGATCGCGCCGAAGCTCGGGTCGACGCTGGAACCGAAATCGGTTGCTTCGTCGAGGATCACCGCCGAGTTGCTGGTATCGTTCACGGTCGGCCAGGGCACATCGCCAACGCCGTCAGTGCGAAAGACATCGGAGACAAGCCGCATGCCGCCAAACGTGAGCATGGCGGTGTCGAGCGACCTGACAAACCCTTCGGGAATGGTCTCGACGCCTTTGGTGCTCGTCACGACGTTCAACGCGCGGATTTCTTGCTGAAACTGGCGGTAGTTTCGGACGATCGGGATATGGACTTCGCGCTGGCGGAAGTCCTGACCCAAAAAAGAAGCGGCGTCTTTGTGCTCCTGCTCGATCTTCGGATTGGGCTTGGCGCAGCGTAAGAACGCCTGCATGAAGTTGGTGACGTGTGTGTCGATGACTTGCAGGCTTGGGTTGCGCTGGCCGATGACCGGCGTGTGGATGCCGTTCCATCGCTTGCTCGGGTCGGAGTCCCGTTGTTCAAGCGTAGACGCTGCCGACTTGCCCTCTTCGCGCTGCAGCATTTCCTCGCGGCTAATGCGATGTTCAAGGGCTTGGCAGTCCTTTTCCATGGCCGCCATTTTTTCGGTATCTTCCGCCGATTCAGTGCCCCTCTCGTCGCATACGTCCTGAAGTTTGCGCATCGCCTCGACGATTTCATTTCGTTTTTGGCGCATCTCGATGATATCGAAAGCCATGGGTTTAGCTCCTTTGGTTGAAATGACCGGTCACAATTTCGCGTGTTTTAAAATTTCGCGATAAGACAATGGATTGGGTTTCGGTGTTCGGGCGGTGATAAACTCCCGGCGCGCTTTCTGCAGTGCTTCGAGTTCGGCCTTAGCTTTGGCTTCGGCCTCCGGATCGGGCGTAGTGCCGAAGTCTTTCATGCGCGCCTCATAGAACGACCGCGCGCTGATGTCGGTCTGCGGATAAGCGGGATAAGTGACCGGTGAAACGTCGAACAATTGCGCTTCGATTAGCTCGCGGATCACATCGCCGTCCTCTTTGCGCCAACTGTCGGAAACTGTGCGAAAGCCGAAAGACATCTGATCCACGTCGCCGCGCTTGACGCTGGTGTAAAGATCGCGGGCAAGCTGCGTGTCGGGCAGGTCGATCTCGGTGCGGAGCCCCAACTCGTCCTCGCGCATGCGCAAGGTGCCGGACTTGTTGCGGCCGAGAATAAAGGCCGGGTCGTGATTCCAAAGCGCGCGAATGTCGTCTTTTTTAAGCGAGTTGCTGAACGCGCCCGGCAGGACGATCTCGCGGAAGCCGAAAATCTCTTCTGATTTCTTGTTGAAAACTGCGGCGTGGCCGATCAGGCGTAGCGAGCCGCCATCGGTGACCGCTCGTATCTCGATTTGCTCGTAGGTTCTGCGCTCTAGCATTTCACCCCATAAAAAAAGGGCTGTCTGCTGTGCACAGATCAGCCCTTTAGTTTCCGCCTGAAGCCGCCCGTCAGCGGTCAAGCAAATATTGCTATGCGCGAATATCTATTATGCGGGTTTAAAAGGAAAGAGATTACTACTAATGGTTGTCGGGAATTGTCGCCAATTGCGTACAACTGACGGAAAATCTTTTGACTTGCTAGGCGAGAATGGGTTTGGTAAGGTTTAAGGCCTAGTAGCCGGGAGCGAAAGAGGGATACGCGGTAGTAACCAAACGGCTCTCAAAGTAGTTCCCGGCGGCGCCTACACTCTATCCGCTTCGACTCGATTGCTCTTTTTTTTTCACGCGGTCCAACTCTTCGGCCAAGATCCTGCGATTGCCGCCGATCTTGTAGGAGTCGAGTTCGCCGCGTTGGATAAGCCGCTCGACCGTCCGCGGCGATACGTCGAACTCTCTAGCCGCCTCGTCTATCCGGTAGGATTTTTTGATCATCTAAGTGATTACCGTCCTTTCGCCCGGCAATAATCCGCGCTCTTGAAGTCTGTCGAGCAACCAAACCGTTATTGGATAATCGGGATTGGATTTGCGCGCTGCTGCGATCATCTCCATGGCTTCGCGTTGGCAGTGCAAATCTAAATTGCGTCCGTTTGAGCCCATAAGGCACAACAGCTCGTCCAGCAGTTTACAGGCGCGTTCCAACTCGGTCATCTTCGGATAATCGTCTTTGACTGATCGCATCAATGCGCCGCTCCATTCAACTGTTTGCCGTTGCCATTGCCGTTCGAACTTGGCGTGAGAGCATTATCGATCGGCTCATCCTCGCCGATTTTATCCAGCGTCGTCATGTTGGTCATGACTATGTATTTCTTGCCCAGCTTATCCGGCAGCGCGTTCATATTGACTATCTCGCGCCACTCGTCGCCGTTGAGGACTCCGTTCTGCCGCATGATCGCCAAGACTTCGGCCTCGGCCTTGGGATCGGCGCGCAGGTAGTTTTTCAGCTCATGCTCGGCGAAATAGGTTTCCGATTCCTTGGGCGTGAACAGCGAGATATTGACCCGGTCGTGCCACTCCGTGAACCAGTCCAAGAGGCAGTTTTCCAAGAAAGCGCGCTTGATTTCGGCGACGCCGGTACCCCATGACGTGCTTTTTTCGGTCGATTGCAGCAAGACCAGCGGGACGCCGAGAATGCGCGCCATTTCCTCAAGTTGGAAGTGGCGGCCTTCGATAAACTGTGCGACATCGGGCGGCACGCCGACATCGTGCCATTTTAGTCCCTGTTCCAAAAAGCCGAGCTTGTATTTGTTGCCGAGACCGCCATATGTGTCCTGCCAGTCGTTTTTGAAGCGTTTATAGGCATCGTCGCTCATCTTGCCGGGATATTCGACAATAGCGCCGGGCCGCGCATCGTTTCTGAAGAATCGCGCCCGATATTCCTCCTCGGCCTTCGCCAAGCCGAGCGCTTCGCGCATCAAATCGACGACGCAATAACCGAGGATACCGTCGCAGGACAAGCCGCGCAGATGCAGGACGCTTTCCATCGGCAACTGTATTTGACTGCCGTCTTCCTCATAATAAAAATACCAGATGCGGTTTTGCTCGGGCTTGACTTCCAATCTGACGCGGCTCGGGTGCATCGGCCAGAGGGCGATCACCTGACCGCCGCCGTTGCGCTCGATCATTGAGAAAGAATTGCCCCAATTGAGGACTTGGGACTGGCAGAGCTTGAAATACTCCATTGGCGTCATGAAGGGATTCGGTTGTAAGTGCAGAATGCGATACACCGGATGGTCGGTTGCGCGTTCCTTGCCCGCTGGGGTGCGCTTGTAGGTGACGAAGGGTGTCTTGGCGATCGCGCTGGAAATAATGCGAATACAGGAAAACCAGCCGGATATGCGCAGCGCGTTTTCCGGTGTGACGTGCACGCCAGACACCGAATCGACGCCGCCAAAGATATATTTTAGCGCCGGGTCGCGCAGCGAGAGCGCCATTTCGGTCGATCTGCGCTCGAAAGCGCGATCAAGAAGTCCCATTTTTAGATCCTCCCATATACCAGAAAACCCCAATCGCGAAAAAAACGCCGCCGACGAGTATCAACGCCGACGGCGGATAGATTTGCCAAAGTCCATAACCGGACAAGCCGAGCCCGCCGAATAAAAAAACATCCTTGCCGTCCGGCAACGTGATGCGCTTTTTCGGCGCCTGCGGTGTCTCGTCCACCCGTCGGCGCGCGCGTTTTTTTGTGGATTTACCGCCCCAGATTACGGCGAGGTTCATTCCAGCGGCACCCTTCCTAAAACAACCGGCTTGGGCGAATGTAGCCGCCACACTAACCAACTGTCGATCCATTCCTTCGGCTCAGGCTTCCATAGACTGACTATTGAAAGCTTTCCCGACAAAATCGCTCGGGCCGGAATCTTAAAACTCAAATCCAGTTCTCTTACCATCGCCGCGGATAAACCGACCACGGTGCGAATATTTGCTGACCCTTCGGGCTTTTTGCCTTGGACGTAGCTAAATTGATCGCCTTCCATATCGCGAATCATTTTTAGAGTTGCCGCATTCATTGCTTGCTCGTCAACAACTTCAACAGATACCCGCCCGCGCTGCCAACATCGACGGCATGAATCCCTTGACTCGCCAGCCGATGCGCGAGACAAGTCGCCGTCGGCCCGCATGATAACAGAGCAACGTCCGGTTTAGTAGCGACAATTTCAGCCTCAAGACGATCAATCTCCGCGTAAGCCTCTCGGCTCGGGCATCGAATAGGCGTGAGCTTGGTTGTTAATCTGACGGCCTTTAGAATCGAACTGCCGTTTTCGCACATGACCGTCACCTGCCGGCCGAGCCAAATCCTTTCAAACATCGACGCGAACTCGCGCGTATTGATCCACGGCGCGGAGTCCGGCCGCGTGATGAATGAGCTGTAATATTGCACGTCCGGATTGAGTACTTTGAGAAATCGCGATTCGTGGCGCATCCAGTTTAGATACTTCGGCCCCTCGGGCGACATGGTCGGTATGCCAACGAGACAATTTTTATTCGGGCGGCGCAAAATCTTGTAGAGTTCGTCGGCCAGCTCATAAGATGGTGGCTCTCTAGAATAGCCTTGCACGTCAACCAGTTTCAGCTCGCCGTCGCCATAGCGGGCGATGGATTTGCCGTTGAGCAGAGCGGCGAGGGTTTCGCCCTCGCCTATGACTTGGGGATAGGTGCTCATGAACTCGTCCAAGGAAGTTTCAATGGGCTTCTTACCTGAAAGGTCTCTTATTTGTAGTAAGGGCTGTTAACTTCACGGACAATCGGAAAGCAGCCGCGCTCACGGAGGCTATTTAGAAAATAATCCAAATCCTCCGCATTCTCTCTAAAAGTTACGACTCCCCCCTTGTGTTCAGGACATCTACAACTCACGCTAATCCATCCGGTCATAACTCCCTCGTCCACGGAAACCTCAACGGGTTTTTCGGCTTTTTGTTGGGATCGCGCTCGATAATCCGCTTGCGCCGGCTGTATTCGCTCGGGTCGCGTGGCAGCGACCAGTCCGAGGCGTCTTTGATCACATCGCGGGTATAAACTTCCAGGCGGATCGGCGCAGGCAACATGTCGACGGGCTGCGCGGCCTCAAGGCGACGCAGAAACGGGTTGCCGCCGCCGATCGCTCCGGAATAGTCCTCGTTATAGCCGCCGACGTCCCAATAAACTTCCTTTCGCACCAGATACGAATCGACGTGTGGGTGAATCTCGCCATACTCCTGATCGTCGGGGATCTTATCTTTCTTGCGCGTATCATCTGCGCGGCCTACGCGCCAGCGCGGGAAGCGGTACCAGCGTTTAGGGTTGGGCGCGAAGGCGAGTAAATCGACTGCGGCGTCGGCGGGTAAAATATGATCGATGTCGACGTGGATTATCCATTCGGTTGTTGCGACGTGAGCCCCAAGATTTCTAGCCCCCGAGCGGTTCCAGGGCACGTCAATACCGATTCGGTAAACCTGAACGCGATCTATATCGCATCTAAGCGCTACGGGCCACAAATTACGGTTGATGATTGGCAACGCCGGTTCCGGACTCCCATCATCCACGCAGACGACCTTGATGCCTTCGGGGTATTTGTTCCACTCTTCGACTTGGCGCTTCAACATTTCAACATTTCTATAAAACGGAAAAATAATTGTCAGCTCATTCAACACATTCAAAGATTCCCTCCGCGCCATGATCCAATGATGCACGAATGGCGAAATCACGCCTCGACTACTCTCAGCCAATTCTTTATCCGCGCCTCATGCGTCGGCCCGACCATGACCTGCTTGCTGGTCGCCACGCGCGGAAAGCCGAAGCCCGCCAGTCTTTCTCGCAACTCTGCCTCGCGATGCTTTTGGCCGGTGATCTTGCGCACGTCGAAATCGATCATGCAAAAAGAAACCTTGT